CGGTCGTACATAGGGATTACCTGGATACGGCGCAGCTTGCCGCCCTCGAAAATCTCGCGCTCACGGTAGTCCTTCACACGGAAAGTACCGCCCGAGATACGCGCGGTCAGTTCCTCCAACACCTCGGGTTTATGCGCAAGCAGGTAGCGTCCCTGGCGGCTGCGTTTACGCCTCCTGCCGCGAAGGACCTGACGGAAAGACTCCGTCATATTGGAGGACTTCACAATCTCCTCAATTATAAAACCTGCTCTGTGCATACTTCTTTTGTTTTCCATTTCGGGGCCTTCAATCCCCCGGGCACTGCTTCTTCGAACCGTTTCCGGCCTACCAAACCCTCCCGACACTTTATTTTTCAGTTTTCCAGCCCCAAAAGGCTGCTGTTACTGAGGCTTGCTTCCCTCGGCACCACGGTGGGGACAAGTCCCCGGTGTTGTACGCCGATTAAAATTTCTTTTCGATTGTTGTTCAGACGA